GACTGTGAGCGAGTTCAAGACCGTCAACGATCTTGGTAAGACGTGGCATTCTGTCGGCGTGACGTCGGCGTGGCGCCTCGGACACGGCTCTAAGCTGTCGCTGGAATTGAAGCGGAAAAAGGCCGCGCTCGAGAAGCTCGGCTGGCATGCCGAGCCTGGAACGCGCGGTGGAAACAAGTACCTTCACTTTAGTAGTCCGGTCGGCTATACGAAGGACCAAGCCGAGCGTGAATTCAGGTCCGTGCGATAGGGAAACAAGCGAACGATGGCACTCGCAGACATCATACGGTCAGGCGTCGCGCTGGCGCACCAGATCACGAACGACGGTAAGCTCCAGGAAGAAGTCACGCTGGAGCGCTGGACTGGCCAGACCGACACTGGCGCGCCGACATTCGCAGGAGCGCTGAAGCTGCGCGCGGTCGTCGAGCGTGGCGATGTGAACCTGCGCGACAGCCAGGGCGAGACCATCACTGCCTCGCTGCGCGTGACGTTCGTGGCGCCGTTCGCTGGCCTGACGGCCGAGGGCCGCAGGGAGCCGGTCGATCCGCGCGACAGGCTCACGCTGGCCGACGGCGTGACGGGGCCGATCTTGCGCGTCGACGGCGGCGTGAACGATGCGGCGACGAACAGGCCGTTCGTCACCGAAGTCTGGATGAAATAATGGCTGACGTTGAATTCACGCTCGACGTAAGGGACGTTACGGAGAACCTCAGCGAACTGCTGCGGAATGTCCCGGCTGCGGTCAGTCGCGCACTCTACGAGGAGATGCAGGTCGAGAAGGAAGAATCGATGCGTCGGACGCCGGTCGAGTTCGGCGCGCTGAAGAGGAGCCACGTGGTGCACGAGCCGGTTATCAGCGGCGACGAGATCACCGTCATGATCACGGTCGGCGGTGTCGCGGCGCCATATGCGCTTTACGTGCACGAGGACCTTGAGGCGTTCCATGATGATGGAGAAGCGAAATTCCTAGAAAGCACAATTAGAGAATCGGCCGGGCATATGGCAAGCCGGATCGCTGCGCGGATGAACTTCAATAGGCTGGTCTGATGCTGACACTTGAACTCGCGACGAAATTTGCTTCCGCCGGCTTGGTCCAGAGCGGCTATGAAGTGTTCCGCGGCAAGCTGCCCGCGTCGCCAGACGAGGTCATCGTCATCTACGAGACGGCCGGCCTGGCGCCGGAGCTGTTTTTCGTCGGCACGACGGTCGAGCAGCCGGGCGTCCAGATCGTAGCACGCGGTGCGGCCGACGACTACGACGGGCCGCGCCTTGCGCTCGAGAAGATCGCGCAGGGCATGCGTGATTGGGGCGCGTTCATGGTCGGGAGCGTGCGCTACCTCGGCGCACGTCTGCAGCAGCAGCCGTATAAGTTCGACCAGGATGCGAATCAGCGCGTGAAGTTCGCCGTGAATGCGATCCTCCTGAAGGAGCCGTCGCCGCTGTCATGAACCCGTTCCTGTCGATCTACACGCCGACGTCGCGCAGGCCGCGCCAGCTGGTGGCCTGCATGGAGAGCGTCCGCATGCAGACGGCCGTCGATGCGATCGAGCACGTGCTTGTCGCCGACCACGTCGGGATCGGCATCGGCGAGATGTTCCTCAGGATCCCGTTCTACGCCGACGCGTGCCACGGCGAGTTCGTATTCATCCTGGCCGACGATGACCGGCTGGCGTCGCCATCGGCCGTCGAAGAACTGATCCTGTTCGCCCGAGACTTCGTGACGCCGCCGCCAGTCATCATCTGCGACGTCGAGAACGGCGGCCACCGCTGGCCGTCGCAGCACCAGTCGGCACTCCTCGAGCAGGGACCGATCCTGGGCCAGATCGGGCTCGGCTGCACGATCGTGCGGTCGGACGTCTGGCTCGACAACGCCGGGTTCTGGGGCGGGCGCTACGAGGGCGACTTCGATTTCCTCGAGGCGGTCTACCGGAGCGGGCACAAGTTCACGCGCTGGCCATACCTGTTCTCGACCGGTCCGGTGTCGCGCGGTGCCGCAGAACCAACGCTGGAGTCGCTGCATGCATCCTGACGCCTATGCCGCCGTCGCGCGCCTGCGGACGAAGCCTGCGTTCCGCGTCTTCGAGGTCGGTAGCTTGAACATCAACGGCAGCGTTCGCACGCTGTTTCCTGGCGCGGAATACCACGGTATCGACCGCGTCGAGGGGCCGGACGTCGATGCCGTCGGCGACGGCGCGACCTACGTGCCGCCGTTCGAGCCGGACACGATCGTCTGTTGCGAAGTCCTCGAACACGCGGACCAGCCGAAGGCGATCATCGAGCACCTCGCGTCTGTCCTCGCACGCGGCGGGACGCTTATCGTGACCTGTGCCGGACCGGGCCGTGCGCCACACAGCGGCGTCGACGGCGGGCGTCTGAAGAACGGCGAGCACTACGCGAACATCATGCCGGATGACCTGGCCGCATGGCTCGACGATGCCGGCCTCTATGAGGTTAAGGTCGAAGGCGGACGCGGCGTCGAGGGTGCGCGATTGGCTAGGACCGACAAGCCTGGCGATGTCTATGCGGCGGCGGTGAAGCCATGAGCGATCCTGTATCGGATGCGAAGGCGCGTGCTCGCGACATCGTGACGTCGCAGGGCGGATCGCATGCGCAGCACCCGTGGGATGAAACGCAACATCCCAGGAAGCCGGCCGGATCAGAACGAGGCGGAGAATTTGCGGCTAAGGATGAGTCTGATCAGGATATCAGCTACCGTGAATGGCAAGAGAACGCGGATCGCGTCGCTGCCGATCCGGCAAAGGCTAGCGTCAAGGATTTGAATCGCGCAGCTGGTTATCTTTCGCATAAACGCGAATTTCTTCGGATTCGTGCGCAAAAAGAAGGACGCATCGTTAACCGCGACTTAATGGTTAGTATCCAGAACGAAATCGATTGGTATTCGCAATTGATTAAAGAGCGGACGCCATGAAGCCGCCGAAGCTATTGCCGACCTGGCCGCCGTTCTTGACGCTCTATACGAACACGTTCCGGCGTCCGCAGGCGCTGGCGCGGAACATGGCGAGCATCTGCCGGCAGACGGCGGTCGACGACGTCGAGCAGATTATCGTGCCGGACCACGTCGGCTACGGCATCGCCGGCGCGCTCTACGGGCGGATCCCGTGGTATGCGAACGCCGCGCGCGGCCGCTACGTCGCGATGCTGACGGACGACGACCAGCTCGCGGCGCACGATGTCGTTGCGAAGCTGCGCGATGCCGTCAAGAAGGAGCGGATGCCGCCGCCGGTCCTGGTCGTGCGCGTGGAGAAGGGCGGCGTGACGTTCCCGAAGTGCGACGCGACGAAGGCGCCTGTCGAGGGCGACGTCGACCTCGGGAGCTACGTGTTGCGGCACGACATCTGGCAGCGCCACGCCGGCGACTACGGCCTGCGCTACCAGGGCGACTACGACCACGCGGTCGTGCTGTTCGGGAAGTATCCGGTAGTGCCAGTGGACCTGTTGTTCGCGGTCGGGCCTGCCGGCGGCGGGCGTCCGGAGGTGGACTGGTGAGCTACGTGTCGCCGCACAAAGTCTTCGCGCACCTGGACAGGCTCGTCGCCTGGCGTGAGGCGGAGCGCGGCCTGGGGCCGAAGCCGGCGCCAGTAACGGTCGAATGGGACTTGTCGAACCGCTGCGTCCTCGGCTGCCAAGATTGCCACTTCGCGCACACGCATACGCGCGGGCCGTGGACGAGCCGACGGTTGCCTATGGCTTACGAACCGGCCGACTATGAATCTACCGGCGACTTGGCTGACCTGGCTCTCGTCAGGCGTGCCCTGGCCGAACTGTATCGGACCGGCGTAAAGGCTGTCGTTTGGAGCGGAGGCGGGGAGCCGACGGTCCATCCAGCCTGGGTCGAGATCGTCGCTCTCGCGGCATCCTACGGTCTAGAACAGGGTATCTATACGTTGGGTGGACTCCTAGACCGGACATCGGCCCAAAGTCTGGCTGATGCAGCAACCTGGGTCGTCGTTTCGCTGGATGCGCCGGACGCGGCGACTTATGCCGCCGAGAAAGGTGTTCCGGCTGACAGGTTCGATGCGGCATGCCAGGGCGTCCGGTGGCTGGCGAACGGTCCGGCTGTCGTCGGCGTATCGTTCCTGTTGCACGCAGCGAACTGGTGGCGGACGGACGAGATGCTCGACTTGACGAAGCGCCTCGGCGCAACGTATGCGACGTTCCGGCCGGCCATCCAGACGCGTGCGCTCGAGCCGAATATGTGCGACGAGTCACGCGAGTGGATCACGAAGGCGCTGCCGACGCTAGTGGCTCTGGCACAGGAACCCTGCGTCGAGCTCGACGTCGACCGCTACCTGGCCTATCGAGACTGGAAGGGCCACGACTACGACGCGTGCCTTGGTATCCGCTTGACGACGACGATCACGCCAGACGGCCGCGTCTGGGTCTGCCCGCAGCGTCGCGGTATTGCCGGGAGTTGTCTGGGCGACTTGCGCATCGAATCGTTTGATGAGATCTGGGCTCGGCATCCGGGTCGCTGGACCGACTTCGGCCAATGCCGCGTCATGTGCCGGATGCACCTCGTGAACCAGGTGCTCGCGACGGTCGATGCGCCGCACGCGCACGAGGCCTTCGTATGACGACGCTCAATCTGCGCGACATGCGACATACCGATGTGCCGGCGCTCTACGACTGGTACAAGACGGCGCCGTCATTGCTGTATTCGGAAACGACGTTCGAGATCTCGTGGCTCTATCGCGTGCAGCATGACCAGTCGCAGTACCGGAAGTCGATCATCTACGGCGGCCAGCTCGCGGGGTTCGCGACGCTCTGGCGGAACAATGACTTCGTTGCCGGCTGCTGGTCGCCGACGATCTTGGTCGATCCGGCACTGCGCGGTCGCGGCATCGGACTCTGGACGCTCATGGCGCTGATCGGCATCGCATCGAAGGACGACCGCATCGACGAAGTCTGGGCAGGCGTCTACGACGACAACGCGCCGAGCCTGATGATGGCCACGCGCGTGTTCGGCGCGCCGGTCGCGCACTCGAAGACGAAGAGCGGCCGCGACGTGACGTCGTTCCGGATGGTGGTTGCAAGCGGCG